AAGCTGTCCAAGTGCCAAAACCCAGCAACGTGGCTGGATTTACAGAACTACCGGCATTTAAATAAATAGAGCCTAATGGGAACAATAAGTTACCTACCAAAGCTGTGATTGCCGCCGCTGTAGTGACCCCAGTACCTCCATTAGCAACAGGCAAAGTACCCGTGACGTTGGTAGTCAAATTTGCAAATGTGGTTGAAGTAGTGCCTGTACCGCCATTGGCAATCGGTAAAGTTCCAGTCACACCTGTTCCAAGAGGTAGTGATGTGCAGTTTGATAAATTACCCGAAGAAGGCGTTCCTAAAGCTGGAGTTGTCAGAGTTGGGCTTGTGGATAAAACTACGTTACCCGTACCTGTTGATGTTGTAACTCCAGTACCACCATTGGCGACCGGTAAAGTCCCAGTAACACCCGTTGTTAAAGGCAACCCCGTGCAAGACGACAAAGTTCCAGATGAAGGTGTACCTAAAACAGGCGTAACAAGCGTTGGGCTGGTAGACAATACATTATTGCCTGAGCCTGTTGAAGTAGTAACACCTGTGCCACCGTTGGCAACGGGCAATGTTCCAGTAACGCCTGTTGTAAGAGGAAGTCCCGTACAGCTTGTTAAAGTTCCAGAAGAAGGTGTTCCCAAAACAGGGGTTGTAAGGGTTGGGCTGGTCAGTGTTTTATTGGTCAGCGTTTCTGATCCAGCCAATGTAGCCAGTGTGCCGGTTGTTGGCAGTGTGACGGAGGTTGTATTGGTCGCAGTAAGTGTTGTTGCAAAAGCGCCTGATGTTGTCAGGTTGCCACCAAGAGTGATTGTTTTGCCTGTGTTTGCTACACCTGTACCGCCATTGGCTCCAAGCAATACACCTGAGACATCTGATGTGCTGATGTCAATTGCATCCCAGCTTGTGTTTGTGCCGTCGGACTTGAGATATTTGCCGTTGGCGCTTGTCTGGCTTGGAGCTAGAGCGTTGAATGCAGCGTTAGCGGTGGTTTGGCCTGTACCGCCGTTGGCAATAGCTAAAGTACCTGTTAGGTTTTGGGCTTGGACATCGTAGAAGTTTGTCCCGTCTGACCACACCATGATTTTGTTGCCAGCCGCAATAGCGATTCCAGTACCGGCTGCGGTTGTATTACCAATCACAGTAGAGTTGTAGATCGTGATGGTGTAGCTGCTGTTGTTCCAAATGATGTACTGTTTAGATACAGGCGGAGCATAAATAGCAGATGCCGCAGCCGCACTGTCAAGTTTCAAAATGGCGTAGATTGACTGGTTCAGGGACGAAGAAGATGTCGGCCCATTTACATAGGTCAGAGCTTGAGCAGCAGATGAGATGGTTACTGTGTTGATTCCCGCAATTGCAGTATCAAAAATGTAAGCAAAGTTGTTGTCGGTGGTCTGACCCCATGTACCGGCTTGGTCGCCCGAGCCGATAAGCTCTACTCGTAAACTGTTGGAATATGTGCTGCTCATGGCTGCTCCTTATACTGCTGGTGGTGGTACTGCTCTGGTTCCTGATTGCTGGGCTGCTTGGAATTCTTGGCCCAACTTGCTCAACTTCATAAACAGATCAAGACACTCGCCAAGCTGTCCAACCGACAACTGTTTCATGATGATGTTAAATTCGGCAACGGTTACTTCGCCAATGTTGATTTTGTCATTCATTTGTTTTCCTTATGGGGCTGTAGTTGGAGTTGGGGTTGGTGTAGGCGTTACCCAAGGTAAGTCAGGTTGCGTTACGGGGTCGATTTTATCCGCGATTTGCTTAGCGATTTGCGCATTTACATGCTCTTCGTAGCCACCGGTTACAACAGGCTGAATCCAGCTAAGAACAATTGCTTGCGTCAATTCGTTATAAGGCACAAAGCTGGTCTGATCGGGGTTGGCGGTAAATGGTGTTGCACCAGTAAACATGCCAGTGTTGCCGTTCTCATCTGTGCCGGTTTTTGTCCAGTATGTTTGAACAACGTAGTTGGTTTCGGTTCCCACGTTGGTAACTTTCATGCCTGTGACGGCCCATGTGTATGTAATTGCCATGATTTCTCCTAAAAGTTTGCGTTAAAGATTGTTTTCAAATTACCTATTTCTGTTTGCTGCTCATCAATTATTCTTTTTAAATCTTGAACTGCCTGAATAAGTGGTGAAACAAGCTTGGAATAATCTACGGATTGAGATTGAATATCCCCGTTGGCGCTAACAGCATCCTTCTGACCCATAACAGCATAGGGTATGATTTCTTGAAGTTCATGGGCAATAACCCCGACTTGTCTATCCAGAGAAGCCACAATATTGGGAATGTTGTTTTTCCATGTAAAAGACTTAATTTGGATCTGCATAATCTTTTCAAGACCGTCAGTCACAGGCAATATATTTTCTTTTAATCGGTAGTCAGAATGGACATTCCAAGCGGCTGCAATACCGCTGTTGCTTGCGTCAGGCGCGCCGCCAGCCAAATGAATCCGTTGGCTTGAAGAGGTTCCAACCATTGAAAGGTTGCCATTAAGCGCTAATGTTGAATTAAAAAAACTAAAACTGCCAGCAGGGTCTAAGTAATAAGTTGTGTTGTTAGTGTCGTAAAAAATGGGGGCGCGAAATGAGCTAGCAGCAGTATTATTGCCGGCCATATCTAATTCCCAAAGGTTTGCACTGGCAGACCAGCCACCAATACGCATTACGTTGTCAGAATCCAAACCAAAGTTGACGGCGTAATACCCGTTGCGATGGAAAGCCATGACTGCGCCGCTACCGTTATCTGAAAACGCTTGTAATGGTGGGTTATTGCCGCTGCTTGTATTATAGTTAGATTTGTAATACCAAACGCCAAGACAACTCATACTAGCGTTGGAAGTGCCAGTGAGGTCTAAGTAATTCCCAGTGTTGTTGCTGTCGTAGAAGATGGGGGCGCGGGACGAGCTACTAACTGTTAAATCACCGCTGGAATTACATTCCATAACGTTACTGCCACTAGCATTGCGGAAAAATACGTTACTACTATATTGGATATACCAATGGTTAGAGTGGTACTGCATCTTTCCTGCAAACTCACCAGTCCAACCGGAAGAATCAGAGCGCCAATCACCTACGGTACGCAAAGATTGACTGCTGGTCGGATCTAAATAATACCCAGTGTTGTTTTGGTCGTAAAAGATTGGCGCACGCATTGACCCGTAGGCAATCAAATTTGCACTGGAATCCATGTACCCACGACTAACGTTTTGAGTGTGAAAATATATTGTGTTTTCGGACATCAAATAAAGGTTGGGGTTGACATAAATTCCGGGCAGGCCCCAAGCAGCCCCAATTCTCACAGTGACACCACAGCCTTCAGCGTTAGATACTGTATAGCCTGAGTCGTTTGTAAGGTAAGTTACCCTTTCGCTAGTACCGCCCCTTAAATTAAAACCGCCATTTGCAGGGTTTATGTAATACGCAGTGTCATTGCTGTCGTAGAAGATGGGGGCTCGCATTGAGGAGTTGGCTTGCCAAACTCCGTTATTTAAAATCCAACCCGATGTGAATGCCGCGCCAAAGTCCGTACCACCAACACCGCGACGAAATACCCAGCCTCTACCGTCTGTATCCATTGTCAAATATGTGTTATACCCGTCACCGTTACCTGTTGGATTGGGGAAATAACCCCCGGAGGCTTTAAAACCAATTGCAGATGTTGTTGAGTTGCCGCTACCCCAAAAGAAAATTTGATTGCTTGTGCCTGTTGATGATAGGTCGCCTCGGATAGCGACACCAAACATTGAAGACATACTGTTTGGGTCTACATAGTAAGTAGTGTCGTTGCTGTCGTAGAAGATGGGGGCGCGGAAATCTACGATTGCTGTTATGTTTCTACTGGTATTAATTTGAAGTGCTTCAGAGTTGTTATACGCCAGCCTAAACGCGTTAGATGCGCCAGCATCAACTAACAAATTCCAACGGTTACTTTGGTCAGAAGAATATAAATTTAAACAATCATCCCAACCCGACCCAATTGCAATTAAATTTGTTTTCCGAATACGACTGGTTCCAGCAAAGTCGCCGTAGAACGCAGTGTCGTTGCTGTCGTAGAAGATGGGGGCGCGGGAACTTCCGTAGGCAAATATATTTCCGCCGGTGTCTATACCTGCAACAGTGCGAACAGCCGCTTCAGAATAAAAGTGAAAACTTTCTGAGCCAACTAAATCAGTTCCGCCTCTTTTGCCAACATACCAGCCACTGCCCGATCCGCCATTGTAGCGAACCATTGCTTCGTAGCCATTGCCGGGGTTGATATACAAATACTTATTTGATGCGCCTGTAATTTGCAAGTCAAAGAAGTTTGATGTGCTGGCAAAGTCTCCGTAATAAGCAGTGTTGTTGCTGTCGTAAAAGATGGGGGCGCGAACGTCCGTTACAAAAGTTGGCGAAGTTGCCAACGCAACTACTGTGCCGGAGCCTGTTGTAGAGTAAGACGTTCCCCACGATGTGCCTGTGGAGTTGGCTATGCCTGCGCCGGGATAGACCATAGTGCTTGGGGCTGAAGCAGACACCCAAGTTGTACCATTAGACTGAAGTACGTTGCCGTTTGTTCCGGGGGCTACTACTTGAAATGCTGAAGTGCCGTTACCCAACAAGACGTTGTTGGCTGTTAATGTTGCCGCGCCTGTACCACCGTTACCAACTGGCAGAGTACCTGTAACGTTTGCAGCAAGATCCACGAACTGAGTCGATGTTGAGCCTGTACCACCATTAGCTATTGGAAGAGTTCCGCTTACGTGTGTTGCCAAACCAATCTTGCCGTAGCTGGGAGCAGAGCCAACACCACCGGAAATTAACGCATTACCGACCGCGACATCTGCGAGTTTCGCCAGCGACGTTGTTGTATCCGCGTATACCAAATCTCCCACAGCGTAAGAGGACTGACCAGTACCACCATAAACAGCACCAATAGGTGTAGCGTTCCAAGTACCAGCAGTAAGAGTACCGACTCCAGTAACGCCCGTGTAGCTGCCAGACAACCTTGAAGTACCCAGAGTACCCGATGTAATATTACTTGCATTGGTTGTGTCCGTTGTTGCTGATGGAGCCAAACCTGAAACTGCTGCTGCGGCTATGGCAATACCTGTAGGAGTAACGCTGGTTACTTGACCTTGTGCGTTGGTTGTAAAGACAGGAACAGAAGCCGCTCCGCCGTATGTACCCGCAGTGCCTGTGTTGGCAATATTGAATGTGTAGCTTGGGGACTCACTCAGCCCTGTACCCGCCGTGTATGTAATTGGCGCAGAGAACTGCTGAAAAACAATCGCCGTTGTGCCAATCGTTATCGGAGGCGCAGTCTGCTGCACCCAAGCGGTATTGACGTTAGCAGTGCCGCTGGTAACCAAGAAGAAGTCGCCCTCGTCAATCTGGTCAACCCCAGTGCCAACAGTATCAAAATCTGTAGCGCGGGTCAGTATGTATGGTGTTCCAGCAGAGCCAACCTGAGTAACCGTATAAACACCGTTGTTTGCACCTGCCGCTTCGTTTTTTACAAGTATGCGTTCTGTAACGACAGTAAGCGTTGAGTCCACAGACAAAGCGCCGTTAGCGTTTCCTGTAAGCGTTGCCCCCACCCCGGATGTACCGTTGTTGTACGTGTTTGCTGGTAGAGTCGTTGTAGTTGCTAAGGCTACAGCTTCATGGAAGTGAATACCCGATGCAATCGCATCCGCATACGCCTTGTTGACAATGTCGGTGTTGTTGACTGGCGTTGTAGCAACTGTTCCAGATGTGATGTTTGCGGTTGAAATGTTTGCAGTGCTGGCACCCAGTGTGCCGATGTCTAAAAGAGTTACAGCAGAGCCTGCTGTATCCAAATACACTGCTCTTTCCGCTGGGTACGTACAAAATACATTCTTTGAACCAGCAGCAAAATTAACCAAACTATTAGAATTGCTGGACTCTAAAACAGTGGTGCGGCTTAAAGCTGTGCCTGAAGCCGTGTATGTGCCGATACCTACTTCGTAGTCACCTGTGGTTGGGTCTGCAATCGCGTAGTATGTCTGATTGGCGTTACCAATAACTGCAAAAGTCTGGAAGCCTAAAACAGCGCCGCCAAGCGTCAGTGTCCCAGTACCCGTTGTAGTGGTAGTTTCCTGAACCCGATCTTTAACTACAAGTGCCATTTGCTCAACCCTGCGTTTTAACTACTTGCCACGTATCTGTCTGACCGTCATAGATCACTGTCCATCCGGCGTTTTGAGCGCCGTTAATTGTCTGCCAACTAACTGTTTGCGCTGTTCCAACCGTGGCCCAAGTCGTTGTCTGTGAAGCGTTGATATTGCCCCAATTTGCCGTTTGCGCATCGTTGATGATCTCCCAAAGCAGCCGCGCAATGATCTGGTCGGCAGCTACCGCGCCTTCCGTAATGTTAGCAAAAAAGGCCGCAGTTGCCAAGACAGAATCAAGGACTTGAGCAGTTTCATCAATTGCTGCATTAAAAGTAGACGGAGCCACCAAAACACTATCTGAGCCAGCGGCAGTTTCTTCGACAGACACTGGAAATTCCGCTTGTGCGCTAACTGCATCTGAAGCCGTGGCGCTCTCATCAACACTGACCGGGAAAGTTGTTGTGGCGCTGGCGGAATCTGAGGCTGTGGCGGTTTCAAGCACCGCCGCCAAAAAGTCAGCAAAAGCTTCGGCTGAGTCAGATGCGGTAGCTGATTCTGAGATTGAACCAAGGAAATCAGTCAGTGCGGAGGAAGCGTCCTCCCCTGTTGCAGACTCACTTATTGCGCCATTGAAATCAGCCAAACTACTGACAGAATCTTGTGCTGTGGCGGACTCCTCTACCGAAGAGACAAAGTCAACCAAGGCGCTTGGAGCGTCCCCGATAACAGCAGTTTCTGCAATGTCGGCAATAAAGTTAGAGGCCGCAACAGCTACGCTGTCTGATACCGCTGAAGCCTCTGTGACTGCCCCCAAGAATATTGCAAGAGCAGCTACGTCATCTAAAGCTGTTGCAGACTCTACAACCGAGCTATCGATAACCTGCCCACCCACAGCTTTCGCGGCAAATGGGACTGTGGCAAATGGTGCATCAGCAAACACACGTTACGCAGCGTCAAGGCTGAATGTGTATGTTACGTTCAAAGTGTCGCCAGCTACTACAGTGCGGTCACCGGGGGATGTGAAGTCTGACTCAGAGAACAACACGCCAGATGTTCCACTAGACACGGTACACAAGAATGCGCCAGCCACTACACCGCCACCGCCTGAAATAGTGAAAGCAGAGGGTGCGGCAGAGTTACTGATGACCGATGGGTCTGCGGTTGTTGCTGTACCAAAAGTCACCAGCTTGCGTGAACCAGAGTAGTTTGTGAACTCAGTCCATGCTTTAGAAGCCAGAGTGTCAGCAGCGGCAAAGGTTGTACCTGAACCGGGGCCAGTAACCAAGCCAAGGTAGAACGCAGCGGTGTAAGTTGAACCCTTAAAGTAGTTGGTGTTCATGTCCTGCAAGCCTTGGTTTACAACCAAGTTGTGTTCGGAGGTACTCCACTTTAAGTTGCCGTCTTTATCGAAGCACTCAACATGAAACACGCCACCTGCACGCGCTCCAAAGTCGGCTCCAGTACGAGCAACTAAACCCGCGCTTACATTGTCTGATGAGGTTGCTTTTTCGTTAAACATGGTAGTTCCTTATACGAGTCGAATGAGTGCAGATGTGCTGGTGTTAGCAGGCATCGCCACGGTAAAAGTGTTGTTGGATGTTTTGTCGTTGCCAAAGTCCAAGACGCAAATAGCGCCGTTTGCTCCAGCTTTATAAATCAAAGCACCACGGGCAGTGATTGAACCAGTCCACGATGGAGACGTAAAGGACACATATACGACACTGCCAGAAGCCGTGACTTCAGAAGAAACTGTGGCGGTAACAATCTCTCCACCAGCAACATAGTTTCCACCCGTTGCCTCACCTACAGAGGTGTAGGCTGTTGTTGTCTCGTCAAGCGTAGCTGCGTTTGTGTACAAGGCCAACCTGAACGTGTCGGTCGTCAAGTTGATTGACGCATTAGCCAAGCCACTACGCAAAGTGTTGCAAGAGAAATTGCCGGTGAATGCCATCAGCGCACCCCGTTATTCTGCGGCAAAGGCGCTTGACGATACTGACCACTGCGATATGCGTCACTACGTTCCAGACCATCACCAAGGCGTTGGGCCAGTGCAAGAGCTTCTTTGTACTTCATGTCATAACCAGCAATGACGTCGGTCTCACCCTTCATAAAGGTGTAGGCTTCTACCAATGATCCGTATAGCAGAACGGTATCAAAGTTGTCACCAAGCCATGTCTGTCCAGACGCAACAGTAGTGATTGACTCTGGGTAGTAGTAATAATGGAGTTCTACGTTGTACACAGCGTCAGGTGTTGGGCCAAGAATAAAGCTCAACTCGTTTGTAATGACAGGACTTGCGTCATTGGTGGTTGTTGGGCCAAACAAGGCATAGTATTTTGGAGTCGCTGTGTCAGTTGCCTTTGGATACGCCTGACGGATAAAGTTCACATCTTTATTTAACAAGAACTCTTGCCCATCTACAGTCTCAACTGCCAAAGAAAAAGTAGACAGAAAATCTCCGGGGCAAGATAAATATTTGTTACCTGTGCTTGTCACGCCCGTTACGTTCTTGCGAAGCGATGGGAACTGTACGGAGTTGTATATACGTTGTTCAGCCTGCGTGATGAAGGTATTGATCTGCGTAGTTGCAGATACAGTACTCCCATTCGCAAGATATACATCGGGGAACTGATTCTCCGTGTACGACTGAATCGTGTTATACAACGACGTATAGTTCATGCCATCGGGCCTCGTGCCATCAGACCTTTAGTAGCTGCGCCAGTACCACGGACTTTGATGCCGTCGGTTTTGATAGGCTGATTACCCGCAGCTTTGCTGATATTACCAATACTCATGTTGACTGTTTTGGCTTCGCTGTGGTTTGGCTCTTTGCCGGGAGTAGGAGAAATTTTCATAGCTTTACCGTCCATAGTGTGTGGCTCTGCGTAGACGCTGGCGTTACCAACTTCTTTGCCGCCTTGTTTCATGCTGAATTTAGCCATTACTTGCCTCGCTGATTTGCAACCTTAGCCATACCACGACCCATACTCAACATCATTTCGTTGGTCTTGCCGCCTTTGGCTAGCTTTGTCATAGGCTTGCCGGGGTGCAGCTTTTTCTCATGCTTATGCACTGCGCCAGCAATCATCTTTTTGTCTTGTTTCAAGTCTTTTTTGTCCATGATTAACTCCTTAAGTCGTTGTTACCGTAACTGTACCAAGTTCTACAGCTAAAACCAAGTTATTTGGTGTTAGCCCCGTGTCAAAACCAGAAGCTCCACCAACAGGATACCAACCCCACTGGAAGATTCGGCTACCACCTTCTACCGTTCCCGCTCCATCAGTCCCGGTTCCGGTTGGGTCAAGCTGCAATCCGTTTGTGCCTGAAAGCACATAACTGCGGTCAGGGCGAGGATTCCTCAAAGCCTGCGGGTCATCCACAGGATACATCCCCAACTGCAACTGAGGGTGATCTGGATCCCAACACTCAGGACAAACCAACAAGTTATATTGCTTTGTCTTTTTAATCTCGGTCTTCAGAACCTTCAGTTTAAATCGTTGCCCGCACCGATCACATTCCGAAATTGCGTTCTTGCCAGAGGCAAAACGATTACTCACATCTACCTCCCACTGTAAGTTTGACGGGGTACAAGCCTCAAAGCTGCCTTTTCATGATCTTCGTATGCTGCCAGTTCCCATGCCTCGTCATACTGCGTCTTGAGGAACGGAATGCGTTCCGCGCCATTTGGAATCTTTCCAGCGATGTAGTACGACAGGCCAGCCGCCATGCAGGGTAAAAACCTAAAAGGCACGTCCATGATGTTGACACCGCCGCCTGCGTCTTGGGTACGTCGCAGCCGCCAATACACAAATTGGTATTGCTGTGCATTGTCTGGGGTAGGCCAAACGGTGATCGCGGGGACTTGCTGCCAATAGACAGCGGTCGTACTTGTGTGACTTGCGGCAGTTGTATCCTGCTGACCACGGAAACAGTTGTATAAGACGTTCCCGTCTATGTAGCCATAATTAATGATCTCATTGTCAACCTTTACAAACCCGGCAGCAGGTAAGCCAACCGCAGTGTTCAGTGTAATCTGAGTAGAAGTGGCTGTAATTGCGCCATTTAGGGTTATCCCTGTCGGCGAAGTTTGTCCGTTGTATCGTTGAATCCAAACCTGAATAGGTCTGGCTTGGGTAATCTTGTTGGGGATCGTAGCGTAGGTAGAAACGCTAATTCTCGTGATACTCAAGTCAGCTTGAGTTGCAGCTACGTTCGCACCTGTACGGATCACGTGCTCAAGTAAATCAATGGTGTCGTCGGGCAGGGCGTATGTGTTCTGACCTTGCACAAAGTCAATCGTGCCGGTCTCAATAGTCCACAGGTTGATGCCACGGTTTGCCCAGTCAGCAAACATAATATTCAAACTGCGTCTGGCTGTACGTAAGTCATACCCCGTGCGCATTTCGCCACCGGCGCGTTCAAACGCCTCCTCTACCAACTCGGTGAGGTCTAGGTTGAAGCCTGTTGCGCCAGAGGTGTTCGCCATTAAATTTTCTCCACCGTTTCATACGCTTTTAAAAGACCTTGTAGACGTTGAATTTCTTTGTCGCGCTCTTCCAACTTACGCATAAGGCTGTCGTTCATGTCGGCCCACATCGCAATTTGCTCCATGCGCTCTTTGTGGTCTCTGTGCATCAATTCAAAC